ACATAATTCCATGGAATTCTACTACATCTGGCATACGGTTAACACATACTAAGAATGTTGTTAATGCCGACCAATGTTCTTTATCTATCTTAAAAAATATCATGTTTGTAAAAGCATCACCAAACACGTTATATAGTACAATGATATGATTTAGAATTAATTTTTCTTTTAGATCATTATCATTCTTATAACGAGAAAGAAGCTTCTTAATGTAAAGAAGCTTCTTTAAATCTTCTTCAAACTCTTCTATAGTTTGGCACTGTATGTTATCATAGTGGTGCATTGCATATAGAAGAAAATTACTATCAGTTAATTTCATATTAAAGAGGGGCCGAAGCCCCATCTATTAAGAACCGAAGGTCAATGCTGCTGCGTCGGAATTAACCTTAACTGCACCAGAGTCAGAACTTAGAACAGCACGGTATTTGTTACCAGTGTCACCAGCAACAACTCCGCTTAGTACTAAGGAAGCTGATGTAGCGCCTGATACATTAGTGAAGCGAGTAGGTGTAGCTGCTAGAGCACGTTGCCATTGATATGTAACTGCACCGCTAGAAGCTGTTGCTACCACTGCGAATGTTGCTGCACCGGATACTGAAGTCTGAGCTGCAGGTTGAGTGTCAATAGTCAATGTAACTTCAACGTCTGCGACTTTAACGTCGTCAGCTGCGTCGCCGGATACTGCGTTAGCAACGCTCATTGCTACTAGGCATTCAGAATTGTAGCGATTTGCGCCGCTGTTATCCTTGTGCTCGGTTACTAACCACCAGCCTGCGCCAGTGATACCTTTGTCTTTGTTTGTTTTTAGAACTGCTTCTTCTGCCGATACGAAAACAGCGTTAGCTGCGTCTGTAGCGTTAAGATACTTAGGCTTGCTAAGTGTTGCGTCGGTTTTTCCCCATAGTGCCATTTTTATTCTCCTTGAATTATTTTGTTGATTTGCCGCAAGACTTAAGGGCAGCTTTAGACTCTTCGTCTAGTTGTTCGTATGCTTCAAAGAATGTATCGAAGCCGTCTTCCATCATCGAGTCAAACTGCTCTTCTGATAGGGACATAAGGATCTCAACAGACTCTGCAAACTTGTCTTTCTTTGGACGACCACGGCCGCGCTTAGGAGCGTTCTCTGCCTTAGCTGCAGCGTCTCCGCCGGTGCCCTTTGATGTACCATCTTTATCGAATTGCTTAGTGTAAACAGTTCCAGTAGAGATCTTCTTTACATCGTGATAAGTAGATGTCTTTGTCTTGTCTTTAGTTTCTCTTGGATTATTTTTCCAATCGAATGCTGATTCTTGCATGTCGTCTTCCTTTAAGTTACCCTTGCGCTTTGCGTCTTTAAGAAGAGCAATACGGTCGGCATATGATTTTACATCATGAGCTGCCATGCGCTGTGTAACGTCTGGATTCTTGATGTGCTTGATTGTTGTCTTACCTGCGTGACCCATTTGAGCAGTAGAGATTTTGTATTCTGCTTCATCTAACTCGATCTCTTCTTTCATGTATGTGTCATAGTTTTTCTTAAGGTGAGCAATTGCTTTAGCTTTAGCTTCCTTACCATGTTCTTTTTGTGTGAAGGTTGCTTTAACTTGACCAACGTTACCTAACACTTCATGGTCACCACCAGAAGAAGACACGTATGGTTTTTGCTTACCCTTCATATGAGCAGGTACTGTAGATTCATCTACTTCTTCGTTAGTATTTTTAGGAGCTTTAGCAGCTAGGGCTCTTGCTTTAGCTGCTGCATCGATTGCTCTATTGTGAGCATCATCAGCTTCTTTAGTTCTAGAATAACCTTCGTCGTCTTCACGATCTCGACGGCCATCAACACCACGAAAGCCTCTGCTTTCATCAACAACTTCTTCTTTTTTAACGCCACCGGCTTTTAGTAGTGCGGCACGGTCAGCATAACTACCGCGCTTTACATCTTTAGCTGCTGTCTTGATGGCTTTGTTTTGATTTTCTTTAGGAATGTGGTTGATTGGATTCCATGCAGCTACTTCGTCAATCTCAACTTCTTCATTCTTTTGCTTAGCGTAGTAAGCAGCGAGTGCCATCTGCTTGCGCTTCTCTTTAGACTTACCAGCAAACTTTGGATTATCACTGTGGACAAAATCACTAATCCATTCGCCAGCAGCGGCGTCTTTAGATAACACTTCATTGATTTCGTCTTCAAGTTGAAGTGACTCAACGCGCATCGCCGAGTACGCAGTGATCATATCTTTATATGTGGTTTTCATGTTTTCTTGTACTCTCTTTGTTGAATCGTCTTCCCCTTGGTTGAAGACGATTTTTGATGCTTTGATTTTTCTACCAAGTTTGTCTAATTTAAAATCAGCAGTTGGTTCTTCTTCCTTCTCTTCAGACATGCCTGGCACGTTCTTAGCACCCATGCTTAATCCGTAGTTAACTCCGCAATCAGGGCAAGTACCCTCCATCATTTTCATGCGCATTCCGCAACCGCCGCAACATGGCATACCACGCTGTTCTAAAATATCTTTAAGAGTGCTCATTCTTGTCCCTTTAGTGATGACTTCAATTGCCATTCGTGTTTCTTGTGTGAGTCGATTCGTTGTGCAAGATAATCAGCAAGTCCTTGTTCATTAGCGGTATTTGCTAGTGCAAAAGTTCTATTCAACGAATTGAGCACTTCTGTATTATCTGTTAGTAGACTATTTAGCATTTCTTTCACGGCTGTTCCAGCGGTGTCTGATTCAACGAGAGTAGTATACTTGTACATTTCAGCGAGACTTCTTGGTGCATACTCACCAAGTTTTCTAATGTTCTCAGCTAGTGGATCAGTCGCACCGTATAGATCACTATAGATGTCACCAAAGAAACTATGGTATTGACTAAAGTGAATACCTTCGACGTTCCAATGGAATCCCTGTGTTTTGAAGTACATGACAAATGTATTTGCCATTACTGTTTTCAATGATGATACTAGTGCATCCATATTAACCCTTAGTGTATGTTCTATGTACTAGTCTATCGTTTTCGATCTTGCGCACTTTTGGTGCCATCTTCATTGCAATACGACCAATAGCGGCTTTTCTTTTCTCGACGATTCTTTCGACTCTTTCTTTCTCGGCAACACTAAGTGAATTGAGAGGTTTCTTTGCTATTCTCTGCTTCATCATTTTTACAGCCATGCGTCTTGCGCGAGTGTTGATAGTCTTTGAGGTAGATCTAGTCTTTAGAGCGATGCGAGTTTTACGTTCGCGCTTTGCTTCTGATCTAGCGAATCTAATCTTAGACTTAATTCGTTCAGCTCTTGAAAGAACTTCCATTAGAGCTTCTTCTTTCAAATCGTCGATATGCTCACCGGTTTCGTCATCAATGATTGATAGTTCTTCGTCGTCGTAAGCGTCCAGATAATCATCATCATTAAGGTTACCGATCATGTCGTCGATCTCTTCATCAGACATGCCTTCATCTTCAAGTTCTTCACGCTCGGAGTCTTCGCCTAGAGCGTATCTTACTTTCATTCTGCGATGTGAATCGTTGGATCCACCAAGGCCGGCCCCAACTTTACCGTGGTCTGGCTTTTCTTCAGTCTTATCAACGACTGCTACTGCCTCTTCAACTTTATTCTTAACGATGTTGTGATCAAAGTTGATTCCAGCATCTGTAGCCATTTGAAGCATATTCTTAATAACACTCCATGCTTCAGGTGTCATGTGCTTGTTCTTAATGAAGCGTAGACCTTGATTGACCATTCCTTCTGGACCTGATTTTTCGTCTACATCGCTTACACCAAGTGAACCAGCAATAATGCGAGCTACTTTGATTTTGTCTGATGGTGAGAATTTCATTTCTTCTAGTCTTTCTTTTTGTTCGCGCATTTCTTCTTTGCCAGTCTCATCATAAGGAATGAGTATGCCTTCTAACTCATGCTGATGGGTATGCCAATAGTCTTGATGATGAGCAAATTCGCCGACTCTATTCAAAGACTCTCTAGCTTTTTCGTGTGCGGCTATCCATGTTTCTTTTTCTTGATCTGTGAACTTTTCACCAGTAAGGTGTTTATCATTAAGACCCATGTACGTATCAGTTGCTTTGATAGCGTTTAGGATGGCGACTGGATCACCTTCTCTATCGATGGTATCTTGAAAAGCTTTTGCAGCGTCTTCTGATCTATCAAAGTTCTTTGTGGTGTAACCCTTATAGCTAATCTGCTTTGGAGCATAACCAGGTTTGACGTCTTCGACTACGATTGGATGTACTGAGTCGAGCCACTTCTTACTGATTGCACCGGATTCATTAACGACTGTGATATAATTAGAACCACGATCAATGATCTCAAAGATGTTTTGGCCATCCGTTACTTTCTCACCGATGTTGAAGATCTTACCAGAGTAGTATTTTTCACGTATATCATTTGTTTTAAACTTAACTTGTTCCTTAACGACTTCCATTCCCATGCCGCTACGAATCTCATTCATGAGACGTCTACCGTCGAGATCAGTGAGTACCTTTGGAAGACCTGTCTTAAACTTCTTATAGTCGCCATCGACTGCAGCGGCTCTCATCTTAGTACCGGACATGCCAGATGCACTGTCAGCGTCTGGATCACGTTCACCGGCAGATACTACTTCAACAGTATCAAAATGGAATACATCGCCATTGTACTTCTCAAGGATCTTCTTGTATTCTGGAACTCTGTCTGATCCTGCGATCATCACTAGATTCTTATACTTTCCAGACAGCATCTTAGCTGCTTCAATGAAAGTACGAACTTCGTCATTAGCTGCGACGAAATTAGTCTTTGGAAACATTCTCTTAAGGTAATATACCTTACGATCTACTGGAAGTGGGTTGGATTTTTTGTCATGTGTTCGTGAAGCGAAGATGACATGATCGGCCTTCTGTGCAGAGGCGACCTTTTTAACTATGTTGACAAGCAGTTCATGGCCTGTAGTTGGTGGCTGAAAGCGACCAAAGGCAAATACTACTTTTCTAGACGGTAGTTCTTTAAGAACCTGTCTTAGTTTTTTCATTTTATTCCATCAATACAAATTGTTATAGTTTATTTATACGTTTCAAAATTCTTAAGTAGTTCTGGAGTAACTTGAGGTTCTCCGGGCGTAAGCTTCTTGCGATGCTTGGTGAGCTTAGGAGTTCCCTCATCACCTTGAGTATTCTCTTCATTTGCTGCCTTTAAGTCAGCTTCAGATGGAGCGCCTTTGCTACCGGGTTTACGCATACGCTCACCGGAACCAGCTTTAATGCGTTTACGTTTAGCATGGATGTTATCCCATAGGCCACGCTTTTCTTCAATATATTCTTTAAATGTTAACATTATTTCGTCCATCCTTTAATGATGAGTGGGCTAAAGTTTGCTTTACTGAATTCCATACGATCTACGATCTTCACTGCTCCACCTGTAAGGTGATCAATAGCAACGAAACCTTCTACTCCGGTTGTTTTGAAGCCGTCAGAAGTCTTAAGGAATGTACTGACATGACCAGCTTGATTCATCTTGCCAATGATCAGTGCTTTTGCTTCTACTAGTAGGTTTGCAAGATCAAAGATTGCAACGATTTGATTTTGATCATGGTGTGCAAAGAAGCTTAAGATCTTCTTACGCATATCTTCCTGAGTTTTCTTTCCAGCAGGAGTCTTTTTCTTTTCAATTTCTTTTTCGTATCTATCATGGATCCAATGATAGAGTTCTTGCACGTGAGATTTAGTGTTGGTGATGTATTCACCCTTACGGATCTTTGAGTTAGTGAAAGTCTTGACTGCCATTAACAAGTCTTCATCGGCACTAATAGCATTCAACGTTGGAGCACTAATAGATCCAAATAGAGTTCCTGCACGAGATAGTACTGCAGTGACTTCTTTAGTTTCTGCAGCAGTGAATGTTGCTGTACCAGAATAGTCTTTATAATTTGCATCATCCATCCAGATAGATGCAACATTGTTGAGTTTGTCAACGATAGTCTTACCGAATGAAGCAGACATTGATTCGAAAGAATCGCCGACGTAGGTAGTATGCCAGATCACTCCGATCTTAGCAGAACGAATCTTCTTACCGAGTTCTGAACTGTATGGCACTGCATACATGATCGTGTTTGGATGGAACGTAATGAACTTCTCACCATCGATAGACTCAGTCTTCTTATCATCGGTGAACATAAGGTCACCCTGATATACACCGGATTTGATGCCAAGCTTTGAGAATTCTTTGAGAGCAGTCTTAAATTTTGTAGCAAGATCGCCACTCAATTCAGCGTCGATGTCTGCATTGGTTTTATAGACCTTAGGATTCTTATTAAAGATACCTTTCTTTGCGACAAAGAATTTTCCATCGCGAGGATCTACTCCAGCAAAGATAGCTGGAGCACCGTCCCATTTCACCGTTGCAGTGATCTTGGTCTTACTGTGACCAGCGAGCATGTCACGTAAGTCTTGCAGAAAGTTGATGGCTTTACGAGTGCCGGTAACACCTTCATTGAAGATGAGATCCTCAATGTGTTCCATGTGAACGTTTTTTTCTTCTTTGAGGTAGTCTTTTAAATTTAGCATGTTGTCTTTATAGTAGTATTATACCACAAATTAGATTTATTGTACAGGATTAAATGTTAACAATTACGCCGGTACTAGGTACTTTATCTGTCACCACGATACGGCCTGCAGAATCTCCACGAGATGGCGACTTACCATAGATCTTTGGAGCGCCGGTTCCATCTTTAGCATCTGGGTCAAACCGCTGATCTTCTCGTCTAGCTCTTAATCTAAAATACAATTCATGTGTATTTGAATACACTGTAGCATCGGTTAGCGCACCATTAAGTGTCAATGTATTTTTAGTCTGATCATATGTAGCTTTTACATCCATAGGACCAATGTACATATAATCAATAGGACCGCCCATTGCTGCGTTGCCAATAACGATTTTTAATTTTGCAGCTGAACCGATCTTACCAAATACGTCTGGAACTTTATCTCCTGGGTTTAACTTTATTTTTTTAACTAAGTGCGAATGCGCAGCAATCAAAAACTTCTTTGCAATTCCAGGTACAGCTAATTCCAATCCTCTTAGTCCACCACCTGCTAGTGAAGGAGCGGACTCGCCCTTCAGCGATAGATTGATAATGTCAACACCTTTAGCAGTTTTAATGTGGATGACAACGTCAGTGTATGGCTCAGATCCGCTGACTTGACGGCCAGTATATTTTTCAGCATGAATCACTCCAGTTAATTTGGTCTTACCCGCAATAAGTGTAATAGGATTATTCTGATTTTTCTTGACAGCGTCGGTGATAGATTTAACTACGCCCGATTCCTGTCTTTCTGCTGATTCACCTGCCATGATTGCTCCATCTATAAAGTTTTACCTATTCTATTTATTATAAACTACAAATGCCCCGAAGGGCATTTTATTAGAAGAAACTTTCTAAACTTTGTATGGGCTCAGTGTCTCGAATCTCATATGTTTTATTGTTGTTAAACTGATAGAGCAACGAAGCATTTACTCTATCGCGCTTACCTTCCAATGATGCTTTAACTTCCATAGCCATATCTGTCGCAGTTCCAACAGGTACGTTCTGGCATACATGATTCAGATTCTTTGCTGGGCTTAGCAACTCAAAATCACTTGGTAGACCCATCATGGTCATGCATTCACGATACGTTAGATAACGATCTTCTACTGGATGAGTCATACTCGTTGGAAGATGACCAACGAATGCACCGCTATAATTCTTTGGAATATAAGAAGCACGTCTCATAATATTGCCACCAGCTGCGAGCTTATCATGCATTATCTGACACTTGCCTGCCATCTTAGTAAGACCTTGCTTCTCAGCCCACTTCTTAACTTCAAGGTAATTAGTCTTTGATTCAATATAATGCATTGCATCATATGACGATGTTAACTTGGCTGCAAATTCAGCGTGGGTAATACCGCCTTCAAGCTCTTCTAGAACGTAACGATAGTAAGGATCATCCTTTGAAGGAATCTTCTTGTTAGTCACTTCTTGTTGGCTTGCATCTTTAGGTACACTAGTGAGCAGATCTTCAATCTTTTTATTTGGACGATCAAAGTAATTAAAGATAGGAACAGTATTGCCTTGCCAAAAGAAATAGAACGATCGTTCTCTTACTTGACTAAGTCCATGCAATAGGGACTTAGTCCTATACACTGACATCGTATAACCATTATCAGTGGCAAGTTTGTGAAGCTTGTCTACGATTGGTTTACCCATTGAGCCAGCGAATCGTGGTGCATTCTCTCCCCATAGAACCTGTGGCTTCATTTCTTCCAACACGTATTTCGTAGTAGTTGTCAACCAATCATTAACTGCTGCATCGGAATTAGCTGAAGGTGATAAAGAAGATAGCCCAGCGCAAGGACAGACAGCGTTGACAACATCAACATAGTGAGGATGACGACCGCCCTGATCAAGTAAGATGTAAGGGACGTCTTTAAGGTGATTAACCAAGTGTGAATCATTGTTGCTAAATGGAGAGTATGAAAGTAAGTAATCTGGCTTAGTGCCGAAGGCTGCCATTTGACCAAGAGTTTCTCCACCAATTAGTGGAACTATAGATGCATGTTTCATAGCGCGTTAAAGCTCACGTTTTGTTCTTTTTCACGAGCATCTAGATCAGTGTATTGGCTTCTAATCTTTTGATTAGCCTTTACAACTTCTTCCAATGCGGTGAAAGGAACACCAATGTTTTTAGAATATTTAACCAATGCAGTTGTATCTTTAGGGAAACATGCACCGCCGTAACCATAACGGCCATCAGGACCTGGAACCGACATATGACTATCGCCAACTCGAGGATCTGCTTTAATGATTGAAACAAAATCATTCCAATCTGTTTCAGTTCCGCTTGCTTTAAAGATTGAATTGATCTGATTAAAGAATAAAACCTTGGTAGCCATAAAGCAATTCAGCGTGTACTTAATCATCGATGCTGCTTCTAGATCAACAAAGAATGTTTCACATGGCACACACTTTGAATACGTGTCATACGCCGATTTGATAAATCGCATGTCACTTTCATTTTCACCACCAATGATAAGCATGGGTGCATTTACAAAATCATGATTTGCATTACGCTCTGTAAGAAACTCAGGATTGTAGATAACACGTGGATACACGGCTTTGATCTTTGAGATAACTTCAGGAGTAATGGTAGACTTAATTACTGCAATTGGTTTTGAGTCTGCTTTGCTAAGATCTAAGAATACTTGCTCAATGATAGATGAATTGATCGTACCATCATCACTCATTGGAGTTGGTACTGCAATGAAAACGATATGCGGATCAAAATTATCAAACATTGAAGCGACAGTAGTTCCGTAATTAGGATCTACCAGATACTGATCAACCTCAGGAGTATCAAATCCAAATTCAACAGCCTTGCCGACAAAGCCGTGACCAATAATACCAATGTTTATAGACATGATTTAATGTATTCTTTCAAGTTTCGTTTTGTATTCCATCCTAGTGCGATAGTCTTTTCAGACTTCACTGGTGCACTAAGTCTATTACCTTTTACTGCAGCTCTCATGTCAACGTTTAAGCCAATCATTTTAGCAAGTTCCACAATAGAATATGCATCGTCGGATCCAATGCCATATCCATCGCCTTTACCATGTTCACCAATCAGAATCAGCGCATCAACAATGTCATCAACATGTGTGAAGTTTCGTTGCTGTGTACCGGGAGAAGTTACAGGTAAAGTTGTCGCACCTTCGTGTTTCATCTTAAGAAACTTTGCAACTACAGTACTGTATTTACCGTCACAAATTTCGCGGCTTCCATAGACATTGTAGAAGTAAGTGATAGCATAGTCTAAACCGTACCATTCAGAATAGTTCTTAACATAATCAACGTTGACTGCTTTGGTCCATGCATATGGAGATAGCGATCCACCAGCTGCAGAGAACTTAGTGCTTGAGCCAGAATAAATTAACTTTGCATTGCACTTCTTAGCAAACTCCACAACCGGTGCTATGGAATATAGATTGTAATCCAACACCGTATTCAAATCATCGTAAGATTGTTCTACTCTAGAATATTCACCAAGGTGATACACTAGTTCAAAGTCATTCTCAAGACCAAGTGTTAGAATATTCTTGGTATCGCAATCGTAATACGTCACGTCGTCAACATGATTGTTCATGCTGCCAGTAAAATAGTTATCAACCGATGATACTGAATGCCCAGACTTTTGAAGTCTTTCACAGAGCGAGGATCCAACGAATCCTGCTCCTCCTGTTACTAAGATTTTCATGCTTTTACAATGAAAGGTTTCATCTTGTTCCACATATCACTAAAGATATGCTCAGAATCCTGATGCTCTTTATAGAACTCATATGCCATGTGACGATATTCATCTCGCATAACGTCATCCTTACTTAGCTTATTGATAAGATCTAATGCTGGTTGCATGTTATCATCATCTAGCCAAACAGTTCCATTGTTCTTGCAGTCAATCAATGGAGTATCAAGAGTGCGGTGTTTAGCACGTCGTCCCCATCCTGCACGAAATACAGGAGTAGTTCCAGTTGCTACGATTTCGCAATGAGTATATTCCAATGCATTCTCAATGTACTTCTCACCAAGCAATGACAGCTGATAGCCGAATCCACATCGAGAAATTCGTTCCAGCATCTCATCATTATTGTATGGACCAAAGACATAAGCTAGATCGCCATACGCTTTTGATAGATCCGATGTTCGTGGATCTTCGCCAACCATAGGATGAAATTCAGATAGCTCTTTAAATCCCAGATATGCTGGTGACTTTTCAATACCTTCAAACGTTGTCATGTATCCATTGGGACGCAAGAAGTTATTGTGGAAGTGGAACATTTGCTGATAACCTTTCCACGAAGTGGTGCGGCCAATCCATTTGTGATGTAATGGATCTTGTTCTTTAATGTCTTTCCAGTATTTTTGCTTGGCTGGTTCAAACGTATAACCAACCTGATATGCAAAGATTTCTTTTTGAACCGAGTCATCATCAAAGAAAGATGCAAGACCAGATGCTCCAGTCATAGCATTAACATATTCTGCAAAGTCGTTTTTACGCGACAATGAAAACATAACAGCCGATGCATTAATAGATTCGTCCAATGCGGCATTACGTTTAATGGATGCAGACTTATGATCTAGCTGAATCAAAACGATTGGCTTAGTGATAGATGCAAGGATACGTTTGAAGTTAGCAATGCATGCGGCTGGATGTGAGTCGGAAGGAAGCGACGTAATGATAACAGCATCGGCTGCATTACATCCTGCAATCACTAGGTTTGCATCTTCATCTTTAGCAAACTTCAAAGTCTGTATCGTCGAACAGTCATGAGAATTCTTGCGAGTCCACGATTTATCCTTAGGAGAATATATCGTTGATTCGATACCTTGACGCAAGAACCAATCGTTCTGTTCTAGAGTAAACTTAGTTACACCGCAACCTTCAACGCCGCGGCCCATAATAAATGCGATTTTCATTTGAGATAATCCTTACAATCTTTTAACATCAATTCAACCCACCACTTATGATTCAAATTTCTATTGAGTGGTGATGGATGAGGCATTACATAATGCCTTACATTAATCTTACATAGCACATCGGCAACAAAATTACCAAGTGCTAATACGTTGACATAACCTTTACACGCTTTTTCCAATGCTTCAAAATCTACATTGGACATACGCGGATTACCGGGTGTGTCAAACGTATTTATGAAAGAAAAATGCTGGACATTTAAATGATCCATCCAAGTACTAAGACGATCAAGCGAAGCGTTCTTACTATTTTTCAATAGGGGTTTATTAGAAGGACAAATTCCAACGATTAAGATTGGATCCACTCGCATTGCACATCACTTTCTTTAAACATATCATAAGTCAATTCATAAGCATCTGTCCATACTGCTGGAACTACATCATCGGTATAGATGACGACATTTTTAATTCCAACTTGGATGATACCCTTAGCGCATTCAGAACAAACAGGAAGTCCATAGACATATAAGGATGCACCATCCAAAGACACTCCATTGAATGTTGCATTGTAGATCACATTCATTTCAGCATGAACTACGAGCTTATACTTTGTAGGACGATCATTATAACGATCAGCACTATCAAGGATACCACGAGGGAATCCGTTGAATCCCTGTGATAGAATCTGACCTTTAGATCCTACAGCAACAGCACCAATTTTTCTACTTGGGTCTTTACTCCAAGTAGAAACTTGCTTTGCTAGATCTAAATAACGATCACGCCAAATTGTACTTTGTGTCATACTCTTCTTTGGTGATTGAGGTTTCACCGGTTTTAATAAAGTGATCGATCAGATAGAACTGACGTTCATAGATGTGAAGTGATCCTGCATTCCAATGGATATCGCCCATACGGTATGCGTTACCACGAGTGTTTAACTTGTTTGTAACCAATGATAGCATATAGAACTGCCAAGCATAGTCATTGCGGTATCCAGCCCATGCATCATTGCTACGCATATTAACGATAGCAGAAACACGGTTATCGCGAATCAAGTATTGAACTGTGTTAGTACACATGAAGTCGGAACGACCATTCTTATTATGATCACCCCACATCTCAGGACGAGTATAGATCATGATAGCACGACGAGAATCGGGACGCTCTTCTAGTTCAGTTACAGCATTTGCAAACTGATGATTGTTATCAGCAGAGAAAACACACCAACCATAGTTGCTATTAATGAAACCATCTTTGTCTGCAACTTGTTTCCAGATAGCAGGAGTGCCACCTGGAATATCATTGACATTCAACGATTGGCCTTCATACCAACGAATTTCACGACTCACATATTCGTTATTGACAGCACCAAAGATAGAAGGCGAAGCTGCAACAAAATTAGCATTTACAATTTCAATAGTCTTTACGCCTGACTTATCAGTTACAAATTTCTTTGATTGATATAGTTGAGCAAAGAAGTGACGAATATTATGAACTGTCATTCTGCACCTTTCACTGGCCAACCTGAACTTATGGCGTTATTCACAGTAATTGTACCAGAAGTCTGTGGTCTGAATTTTTCTGGAGTCAGCGCATATGTTGGATGCGTTGCTTTACTAATGCGGCGATTGAAGATGTCTTTAGTGCCATCCTGTCCATCTACTTCACCACGCATATATGCAACGATAAACGATAGATAGTTGATTGCATCAAGCGCGGAATCTTCAACGGATTCAAAGTTTACTTTGCCGCCAGCTTCCATAGTTTCAAGAACAGAAACCATGCGAAGAACTTTGCCATTCACTGTGTCGAGAATGCTATGAACACCACGAGGGTAGTGATCTACTTGGCGAACGCGACTCAAAGGATTCTGATAATCCTGGCCTTTCTTTTCTTGAATAGCTGCTGCTTCAAGAAGTACGTTTGCAGAGTAGCGAGTAAATTGTTGATTGTCTTTCATTCAAAATGTCCTAGAGTTTCAGATTTAGAGAAGTTGCGCATAATTTCTGCGAGCTTTGGGTGTTTTACTTTTTTAAGAATTTGCATTTTATCTATAGGCCAACAAGCCATGTTACGGCCATCGTCTGTAAGCGTGCCAAATACGCTACGGCGATCAGTGCATTCATATATGATTATTATATCACTAAGACTATATTCTATAAAAATTAATCTATCAACATACAAACATTTCTTCAGGTTGTTTACATTTGCTTTATTGACAGTGAACGCATTAGAACCACGTAAGCGGCTCTGTGTTTTTATTTCTACTTGAAGTCCATCTGCTTGGATGAGGTCTTTATCACCATCATATTTGTAATCTGAGAGAAGTCCACCAAAGATAGCTTGGTAGTAAATTTCGCCGATAGTTCCAAGCGTTTCTTGATTAGTCATAGCATAAACTTCTGAAGAAGCTCGTTTGCTTCAGTGCAATCATCGTCATTAATTTCACGCGTAATGAAACTCATTTCTTTGCTTGCAGCTGCCATGATTTGCATGGCGTATTCGATGTCATCGGCACTGGTTTTTAGAAACCAATCTGCGATAACTTCTTCACTTGAGGTTAGTAAAAATTGTAGGTTATTATAGTCATGTTCATTCATGTAGTAATCCTATTCAGTAGGTTCTATTATATCACAAAGACGAATTAAAGTACACTAAACATTGCGATATGCGAACTCAATAGCTCTGGAAGCTTCAACATTAAGAGGGCGCTTAGCGTAGCGATTGCTAGTGTCACGATCTAGATTCCGAACGATATCGACGATTTCATATTCAGTGATGGGGTATTTACGTTTGATTGCGTTACATGCAATGCTAGTCATGATTTTATAGATCATAGAATATCGACCTGAGCCATCCACTCTAGAAATAGTCTTATAGTCACTGATCAGATTCTTGCTTAGGAATGGGCAGTCGTTGTATGAAGTCCATTCGAATTCTTTCTTATCTTCTGATAGCTTCTGTTGACGATGCTTGATGATCTCCTTCTGCATATTCTCAGGTAGTCTATCCATAAAAGAACTAGACGTGCTTGGAGCAGTGAATGGATGCTTACTCAGTAGAACATCAACGTCAAGGAAATTATCAGTACGGTGAGTGAAGATAAAATTATGAGCATTAGGATATATCGCAGGTACGTAATACATTCGAGATAAGTCTTTAGTCTGGGTATCTCCCACCATGCCAAATTCTGTGTTGAGTGCAAACCAGAAGTGTTTGATCTCGTCACTCCCAACAGATCTGTTAAGTGGGAATACGAGACGGAACTTCGGCGTAGACCTTGTACTGCTAGCAGTAGAATAACAAATGTAATAAATGTCTGGATATAATTTAGCCAAGGCATCTTCAAGATCTCCATCATAGGTTGCATTATCAACATCGAGCGCAGCCCAGCCCGCCCATTCAATTACATTCGCATTTGCTCTAGTCGTATCAGCTCTATAGACGGCTGGTGAAATAAGAGGTGACGCATTTTTTGCAAACTCACCGCGCTTAGCCTTGTATCCCTTAATCGTAGAAAGGTAGTACAGTGACTTTTCAAACTTTTCAAATGTTTCAAAGTCAATACGAGTGTCCGTCTTATTGTCAAAGATTGACTTAAACACGGTGAGTGAAAACATTATTTTTGTACCTTGCTTAGCAGTCCAACATTATCAGCATGGCTTGGAGCAGTCCAACCTTCTGGCTTAATCAAGTCAGGCAGTCCCAATGGATTAGGACGACTTGCTTTGATACCAACTTCCTTTGCCATGTTTGCTTCCAGTACACGGTCCCAAGCAGTGTATGCATTAACATCCAAAGCGTCAAGAGTTCCAATAGCAACCACACAAAGATCGATCAATGCATCAACGGTGTCATCACCATTGTCAGACACAATCATTTCGTCAAGCTCTTCTTGCAAGAACTTGATTCGAAATTGAAGGAACGCAGTAAGCTTTGCTTTATCGAGTCCACGAACGACGGTGTTAACACCAAATTTTGCATGCATATCCTGCATGTCTTTAACCCAATTCATTGACATATATTCTCCAAATAACAATTATAACACATTACATTTAAAATGTAAACCCTTCACCGGCACTTTTCATCCTTTTGCCAAATGAAGTCTTATCAAAAGCTGGACCATCATCTTGACCAGCATCAGAGATATTCTTTTGTGCTGATTCCTCAACATCATACAATTTCATACGAGACCTATCAACGCCGATCACAAATCGCTTATAGTAGTTCACATCATTGTAACGATTCTTAAGTTGCTTAACCATGATCTGATTAAGATTCTCAAGCTCTTCAGTAGAGATCAATGCAAACATAAAGTCGGTAGTTGCTGGAAGACCAAACGATTCAGATGTATCTTCAAGTCCAACGTCAGTATTACCGAATCCACTACGAGTCGTTTGTGTTGCAGACAAGATTGGTACGTTATACTCAACAGCAAGACCACGAAGTTCTTCTGCAATAGACTTAATGAAGGTGTATGAATTAACACCAGCACCAGCTTTCATACGAGCAGATGAACAGATGTTCAAATAATCGATAACGATCAGGTCAGGCATGAAGTTGCGTTTCATCTTCAACTCTTCAAGCAATGCTTTAAAGTGTCCAGAGTGTGCAGCAGCCGTTGGGTATTCCTTAACGATTAACTTGCCGGCGGTCTTCTTAATCAGCTTGCCGAGACGTGTTTCATAGATGTCCTTGGTTACTTTACCAAGTTCTTCCATCGTCATGTTCAACAGGTTTGCATCGATACGTTCTGCAATACGCTCTTCAGCCATTTCCATCGTAATGTATAGAACGTTCTTACCTTGCATTAAAGCACCAGCGGCAACGTGACACATGAACAATGATTTACCAACGCCGGTTCCTGCGAGGATAACGTTAAGAGTCTTCTTGGATAGACCACCCTTTGTAATCTTATTGAATAGATCTAGATCGAATTCTAGTTTCTCTTCGGTACGATTATAGAAGTCGTATCGTTCCTCAAAGTCTTCAAGGTAATCGTGACCAACGGATGAGTCGAATGACACCGACAGAGCATCGGACAACATAGATGGAATAGCATCCTCTGTACGAACTTTGTCTTTGCCTTCGATGATTTCAAACGAATCGATGATTGCGTTATACACTGCTTGCTTCTTACAGAAGGCTTCAGTATTCTTGTATAACCATTCATCGTTGTCTGTTTTGAATGTAAGCTCATTGATATAAGCTTCAACTTGACTTAGCTGTTCACCGCGAAGATCCTTGCGCTTGCCGAGTTGAATCGCAAGGATGTCGAGTGATGCTGGTTTATTGTATTGAGTAAAGAACTCTACTAACTCTTGTGCAACAACTTTTTCAAAATGATCTGTGAAATATTCATTCTTTAGAAACGGTACAACCTTCCGACAGTACGCTTCGTTGTGCATAAGATTCGATAGAATCGTCTTCTCTATTTTGTTCGCCATCAATAAATCCTAATTTGTCACGTTCTAAACCATAATAGAGAAGCTCGACGATGAAGTCGCCAAGCTCTTTTTCAAAGTCTTTCTTATCAAAGCCTTCTTTTTCCTGTGGAACATCATGAATTTCGTATTCAAAGCCGAGTCTTAATCGATCATTTTCAAGATCTTCTTTAAACGAGACATTTGAATAACTAAACACGATTCCGGCGTAGGGACCTTCTATGAGTACAAGCCCATGAAGGTCCCCGCCGTGACCACTTCTACCTAGAACCTTATGCGGTCTCAGGGGAGTTGTCTTCTGCATATGTTTCCATTTCACTTAAAATTTCGTGATCATCAATGATATCACCGTGTGATACTTGATAGCGTTCTTTAACCCAGTTTCTGAACGATGCATCCATGAGGATAGAAGTCCAGAATTCTTTTGATTCAGTATCCTTGATACGCCACTTCTTGTCTTCCATCTCGCCGGTGGATTGGTCTACCTTTGCATACCAGCCATTGCTTGGTTTAATAACATGCTTAGATTCCAATGCCATGTCGAGTAGACCAGACCACTTGCTTAGTCCACCTTCGAACTTAACGCAAACTGGAATCTTAGACTTCTCACGAACATAACGAGATTTCTCAACGTTGATGATGAAGTTGTAACCGATGATGTCGGTGCCTTCCTTCTCTTGCTGGCGACCAAGAATGTAGATGTTGTCGGCAGAAAGATAAACGCCCGTACCACCCGATACGATAGCCTTAGGATACAATCCTTGTTCCATGTAGATGTGATTAACAGCTACCATTGGAATGTCAAGACGATTCAGGTATGGAGTAATCATACGGAAGATAGACTTCATCTGCTTTGCACGAGACATGTCAGCAACTGACTTACCTTCGATTGCATCTTCCATTTCTTTCTTAGAAGACATATTACCTAGTGAGTCTACAACAAAGATAACACGATCGCCGCGATCAAGATTCTCAAGTTGTTTGATTACGTCAAACTTAAACTCTTCCATGTTCATGATTGGAACGTGAAGGATACGTGATGTGTCAATCTGTAGTGCTGTGAAGTAAGCAGTGGGTGTACCAAACTCACAGTCATAGAATACCATGACGGCGTCTGGGTACTTGTCCATGTAGGACTTTGCCATGATCAGAGAGAACATGGACTTAAAGTGTTTTGATGGACCGCACCAAAGTGTAAGACCTGGAACGAATCCACCATCGAGTTCGCCGGACAATGCAACGTTCATTGCTGGGATTGCCGTTTGAATCATATCCTTCTTGGTGAAGAATTTGCTCTGCGATAGAATTGCAGAGTCTTTAATGGTTGTATTTTTTTTAATTTTATCTAAGAGGCTCATAGATTTCCTTATGCGTAGTGTAAGTATGTTGACAAAATATATTTGCTATTACTGATTGGCTTTTTGCCTCTGTGAGGAAACATAAAAGAAGGCGGGAATACTACCATTCTACCACATTTAGGTTTAACTGTAAACTCACTGTTAGATAAGAACTCAGTCTCGCCACCCTCTTCAACGTCATTTAGATATGTGAACATCACAAGATACCTACTTGACGATTGTTTATCTCCAACATCGACATGCCAACCAAATTGTTCGTAGTCATCGTTTAGATACCGCTTCATTCTAGCTTCTTCCAGTGTGAATTCTTGCGGGAAAAAATCGCTGCCTACTATCTGTTTATAATGCGCGTAAACTTGTCGAATACGTGCATAGTATGGATCCACTATACCTTTGAATGCAGGATCTTGTTTGATGTTAACTTCTTGAAAACATCGATAATCTTTTTCCCACGAATGATCCGACACTCTCAAAGTTGGACTTAATGCTGGATCTATAGATTCAAATGTTTCAATCATTGACTCACAGAAGTCTGGTTGAAACACGTCATCATATACTCTGACGTAGTGTGCTAAGTTGTTCAAGAAAAGAAATCCTCAAGTGATGCTTCCTCTTCAGCACGCCATCCAATAGCATGAATGATTATTTTGGCAGGATCGAGAAAAGCTTTTTCAAATTGTACCGTATTGTCAATAAAGCGATGGAGACCAAACTCAGGAGGCAGAATACTAGTGAATGCAATAACATCTTCACGCATAGGGTTCCTAGGATTAAGATAAATGTACTTAATCTTTTCACCTTCTTTAATAGCCTCATACTTATTTTCCAACTTGTGTAGCTTCAGCATGTGGTTGTATAGTAGAGAAGCACGTGAATTGATAGGTGTACCCTTCTTGTAGATCAACTTTGCATCGCTGTATTTCTTGAGCGACGATACCCCGCGAGGAAACGCTTTCTCTTCAGCGGGGAGGGAATCGAATTTCTTCTGGAATTCTTGAATAAAGCTCTGAGTTTGTACTTCCGTGCCACTAATGAGCACTTGAAACAGCTCTTTAAAAGCCTTGCGGCACGTGCCCGGCGTAGACGATTTGATCGCTTCAATGCCCATAATTTTAAGTTTTGGTTTCGCATAGCGAACTCCTTCATTGTCTAATACGTTTAGAATGTATCGTTTCTTTGCAGTCCAAATTGCGCGATCAGCGATACCCTCACGCTTCATAGTGATACGAGGTTTGTAAACATTTAAGTTATCACCAAGTTCGCCGAAGCATTTGTCGAATACATCAGTTTCAATCTTAGAACAAACACGACTTAGAAAGTCTACGATCTTATCCTTAGGCAATTCAGAAGAGACTACGCCATCAACACCGTATACTTTATTGACGAGATCATTAAGACTTACGTAGATCGAATCAGTGTCAATCGCGATAACATAATCCTTGTTAGTCTTAAGCATATCGTTGAGATACTTGTTGATGTACTTTTCACCCCACTTAATAATCAACTGGCCAGAGATAGTGATACCTTCTGCAATTTCCATCGTGAAGTAACGGAAGTACTTATTACCAAGAGCACCATATAGTGAATTCAAAAGAATCTTAATCGCGGTCTGTTGGTTTTCAAAGTGAGCGATGTCTCGTTCAATACGATACACTTCTACTTTATCAGTGCGGTCACACTTCTCAAGTTCCTTCTTGGATTCGATCATCTTCTTCTTGATCACGACACGTTCATCATACATTTCTTCAATGATCTTTGGCATGAATCCTTGCTTATGCTTAGAGAAGTATTGACCAGTCCCAGCCATAGACTTTTCAGTGGTGTTCATAAGACCACCAAGACAAGTTTCTACATTGACGTTGCGTTCAACATCACCTTTGAGAATAGTCTCGGGCGACATGTTCCATTGTACAATGATGTTTGGATACAGCGAGTTAACGTCGAATGAAGCAACCCAATCGTGAACTCCACACTGAGGATCTTTAACATATCCACCTTCATAGTCAGTCTTGTAACTGTTCTTGTTTGGCGGAATGATGATGTTATCGGCCATCAGAGTTCTGTGAATCAATGCATCCCAGATTGCAACGGTTCCCATCGTATCAGAATAATTTACACCAGCCTTATACGCCATAGTCAAACATAGCGTAATCATAGCGATCTTATCTTCCATACGATCAACAAGCCACACGTCCTTGATGTTGTAATCAATGAACTTCTGGTGATCGGTGAGGTATAGACTGTATAGACTACCATCGTATTCCAGCTTGCGTTCACCAAGAACAACCTCAGCAATGTGATCTAGCTTGTACGATTCCTGTGGACCAAACGAGTATCCGAACTTCTGGAATAGATCAAGGTAATCGAGCTGAGCGATGCCGGTGATCTCATACACTTGAACCATACCTTTACGCATGGTAACCATCTTAGCTTCAACCATTCCCCAAGGTGAAAGCTTCTTAGCTTCATCTTCGCCGAGGATACGATTGATACGATTGACGAGATATGGAATATCAAAGGTGCGAATGTTCCAACCTGTTACTACATCGGGACACAAGAATTCATCATGCCAGAAAGCAACGAATTGCTTTAGCAGAGTGTATTCATCCTTGCATTTCATGTAACGAATCTGGCAATCCTTCATGATTGCTTTTTCTACATCATAGTCACCGAGTGCCCACACGAAGTAAACATTAAGAACGCTGTCCTTAATACCAATTGCAGTTACGGTATGTGCTGCTTGATCTGGTTCAGGGAAGCCTTCGTTAGATGCAACCTCAATATCGATCGTATGAACTCGAATTAGGTTACGATCAAACTTAATTTCACCTGGAAAATCTTCAGCAATGAATTGAGCGATGTAATTAGTGTTGCCATAGATGTTGAAGTTCTCAACACCTTCATACTTCTCGACAAACTCCTTTGCATCGCGCATAGAAGGAAGTTTGATAGGATCTACATTGGTCCCATCGAGAGCATTGAATTTTGACTTACCTTTTCCCTTGACGTACAGGGTTGGTTTGAAAGGAATCTTTCGTTTGACGCGAACACCGTCCTCATATCCACGATAGAGAAGGGAGTTGCCATATCGGTTAACTGATGTATAGAATCGCATAGTATAAAGTAAAACAGGATATAAAATTAATTATACCCTGTTTAGGACTAAAAGTAAACCTCTGATTAGATCATGCCTCTATGCATAAGAACTTTCATTCTTCGTTCGAGGTCGTAGTGATTTACTGATTCTGCGAGATATGCCTCAATCTCATTTCTGTAGTGAGGAGTAAACGTATGTTTAACCCATGTCCAGAAACTGGAGGTTACATCTTTCACAGATCTTCTTCGGTCAAATATTGCTTTTGACCTTTAGTCTTAACTGGAACTTTCTTTGGCTTTGATTGTTCAGGAATTAGACGTTCCAAAACGATCTTTAGCATACCATTAAATAGTTCAGCGTTCTTTACTTCGATCTGGTCATCGATAGCGAATGCACGGGTGAAACCGCGATTAGCAATACCTTTGAACAAGAAGTTTTCTTCTTTCTCATCTTCCTTTGATGCTGCATTACCTTTGACGATAAGTTTACCGCCATCGATTTCAATATCAATTTCGCTTTGAGCGAATCCAGCAACTGCAAGTTCGATACTGTATGTATTATCACCAGTCTTCTTGATGTTGTATGGAGGATAGCCGGGAATGTTTTTGGTGACGTCTGCGTGAAGTTTCTGCATGTGAGCATGTTGCTCTTCAAAACCTACGAAGTATTTGTCGAAGTCCTTGAACATTGGACCGAACGAGATGTTGCCGAGTTTAAAATCAGTCATGATTTCTCCTATTAAGCGAGTTTTAGTAATTGCTACCCCGAAGGCATAGCGGTTGTCCTGCTTACTTAATACAGGGTCAACTAACGAGTGACAGTGCAATTGCCCGGACGCCTGAGCCGAAGCTCTAACCGGTACGTCAACGGTCCTAAGGTGGATTAGTGGCAGTTATTTACTAGGGTGCCGCCTAGTTCCCATCCCTGAGAATTAAACGTCTGTTACAACAGATGCATCAGCTGCTGCTTTAGCAGCAGCTTCAAGAGCTGGCAACTGAGGCTGAGCTTGTTGTTGTAGCTTGGTGATCAAACCAGCAACAGCTTCGAATGGTGCTTTACCAAGAGCCGAAAGAACCATGTTGGCTTCGTCGAGAGTCAATTCAAATTTAAGCATGTATATCTCCATTAATTAATGCTAGGTTTTTTGCCAATGTTATACTTGGCAGTTAAAGTCCATTCAGGTTTCTCTTTAAAAGATACTACCTTTATCTGTGACAACGATACTCGCTGTTCTGCTTTAGACAGAATAACGATTTTTAACAATCCCCAATCTGCTAGCAGACCAGTGATAGTATTTCTTCGCTCAATATCACCATTAGTGATATTGGCTTCCTTGCCATCTAAGGCAAAGAGTTCTTTAAAGTGTACAATAAAGTACCTACCTTGCTTATGCAAGATGTGGCACGATTGATACAGTGTTTTATCTTTCCTAGACGCTACTCCAATACGAGTGAGAGTTTCGCGAACCTTGAGAAAATTATCAGGTTCAGGTAACGTCACTTCCAGCATTGAATCCGGCGTCCAATCGTAATAAATTAATTCAGTCATCTTCACTTCCTTTTTATTATATTATAATCATAATATCGTACTAGACTGAATTTATTTATACAACTTATCGACCACCTTCTGTATATTTTAATCTAAGTTCTTTAAGATTTGCATCAGTAAGTAGCTCTAATGCGACAACAGCTTTCTCAGATGAGTAGTTATATTCACGCATGACAAGCTTAAGGTTCTCGGAGTTCTGATCTTTCTTATGCCACTTAGAGAATCGTTTCTTTTTATTCACACCATTGAGATAGAAAGCAAACTGCCAGTCTTTTGGAATGGAAGCATGACTATTCATTTCATTGGCAAACATAATCGTATCAGGAAAGTACGACAATCCGCGATTGATCATGAAAGGAACGTAATCCTTTTCAGTAAGAGGATCTTCTTTGATAAGATCTTTCTTACTGTCATTGATTGCATTTAGAAAATCAAAGAAACTCATTTCATCAACTTCAACATATCATCACGCGAAATAGCGAATGTCTTATCTGGGAATTTACTCTTCAGTTGATTCTCAAGATCTACAAAGTTTTCAGAATGACCAAGATACGTGTTAGTGTCTTTATCGTACATGAATATCATGTTGTCTTTAAGTTCCACAGTAGCATATGTTCTAGATGAATCTTCTGCTTGCTCGTTCTCACGAATCTCAGCTAGCATACTCTTAACACGAAGTGTAGCTGTCCACTCACGAACGTACCAACCAATGCAGAAACTTACACCAACGAGCAGTGTGTAAAAAATAAAATCTTCCATTATTTAAACTTTAGTTGTGCCATGATTTCAGTCAGAGCTGCCATAGTATTAATTTCACGATCTGCAACGAATGCAGCCTTGTACTGGTACTCAGCAAGGATCAATACTAGTTGAGGAATAGATCCTTGTTCTAGAATATCAACAGCTTTATCGTAAAACTTGCGAAACAATTCAGTCGATTCAGTATCGGAATTCTTGCCAACCCACTTACGAACCTCAGTGAAGTTCTTAGTCTTAAGAAACTTAATCAATTCAGTATATGATTCTTCGCCAATGTTCACCAGCAAGCCAGCATCAATAGTACCACTCACTGAGTATCGTTGCAACTCATTGAGAATACGACGATAGTCTGGAAAGTATTTGGTAACTAGTTCAACCACAACCTTAGGTTCAAAGGCTACAGATTCAGTCTTAAGGATTCCAACAACACGCTTGTAGAACGCACCCATGATAGCGGGTTTGTCTTTGTTCTCTACTTTGAATTCGACCACTGCACAGCGAGAATGCAGAGGTTCGATGATTCGGTTCTTGAAGTTACAGGTGAAGATGAACCTACAGTTATTACTGAACTCTTCAATAAAACCACGAAGAGCAGGCTGAGTAGAATTAGCGTTAAGATAGTCTGCTTCATCGAGGATGACCACTTTCTTTGCATCAGTTAAAGAGACAGAAGACGCAAAGCTCTTGATCTTACTACGAAGAACGTCGATACCAGATTCTTCTGAGCCATTGATGAAGAGATATTCTGCACCAACTTCATTACACAATGCTTTAGCGACAGTGGTCTTACCCACGCCAGCGCCACCACAGAACAAGAAGTTAGGCAACTCTCCGGAGTCGATGAACTCGCGGAAAGTCTTCTTCATAGATTCAGGTAGGATACACTCATCGATAGTTGATGGTCTATACTTCTCGACCCACAAATATTGATTGCTCATAATATATTAATTTTCACGTGTTGAAATAGCCAAATAACGATGTCCACTAGTTTCCAAAGACCCAGTGGAACAAAGACGCAAAGAAGAACGAAGCCGGTTGCAAAGACTTCTTCAATTTCTTTGAATACGTTTTTTACCATTAGAACTCCGAGTCGGCTTCAACTGCAACGAAATAAGTCAAGTCAGTCGTACTCTTAAAGCGAGAGATCTTCTTCTTAGAGATAGCAACTTCATAATCACCGGGAAGCATCTTAAGATTTTCAACTTTAAGATTAGCTTTGAAGGTTTCATCGGTCTTGCCGATTGTAACTTCGTATGCATTTGACGTGTCATTTTTCTTATCAGACACCATGACTTTAAGGGTAGTACCATCACCAACTATAGACAAGTCACTTGCCTTCAATGCAGATGAGGTCTTAAGAATCATTGCAAGTTGTGCTGCATCAATCTTAAACTCAACGTCTGGTTGTGGGAACTTAATCGTAGCAGGAGCAGACTTAACTACACCTTCACCGGCAGCAAAGTATTTAATTTTGCTAGTACCGCCATCGGATACCATAACATACTTCTCGGAGAAGTCGAGCTGTGTCGTAGAGAATAGCGACACAACATTTAGGAATTCGTTTAGATCATAGATCCCGAAGTCCATTGGAAGAGTTTCACCGATGGACACTTCAGCCATGATGTTCTTTCCTTCAGAAATTGTTGACAGCTTATTGCCTTGCTTAAGCATTAGACTACCATTAATACCGGCGAAGTTCTTAATCAACGACAGTGTTTCTTTACTTAGTTCCATTTGGTTCTTTCTTTGTATATTTCACATCATGTTCATAGAGGAATGCAAGACAACACATAGCATGAGCTAAGTGATGGATTCCACTCTCTGGATCTAGATCTTCACCCATCTTCCATGCCCAAACGTGACGTTCCATAGCATCAAAATAACGAGTGATAGAGCCTTCAACATATTTCCAATTATCGGGTTCATACTTTTCTGCACCAAACGTAAGAACCTTCACCATTTCTTGTTGGGCAAGAGGAGGGATTAGTCCATAACGAAGTTTACCATTGTCGAATTTACGACCATCTGGGAGAGATTTAGGATTACTTTTCATAATTAAAAAAGGAGGATTGAGATACTATTATACCTCAATCCTCCATAAAAGTACAATTCTAATTAAGCAAACAGGCCAAGGGCGTGTGCAACTTGAATCATCTTCTTGGTTGGCGTACCAATAGAATACTTAACAGTTGGTTCGCCGGTAGACAGCGTAGCTTTATTTGCGTAAACGCAAACGCCTTTGCTACGAAGAGCGTGGATGGCCGAGGTTGGATTCTGCAATCCAAACATACCAGCGATTTGACGAGGGGTGGCAGTGGAACCTGATTTCAGGTATTTTTCAAGTCGAGACAATTTACTCATAGTAACTCCATTATGTTAAAGATATAGCTGTTATGCTACTTCCATTATACCATACTCTGCTAGTTCTGTAAAAAATTCTTTATCTTCTTCAGAATTCTTTACCAACTCTTCAGCAGCTTTGGTATTTGATTTTGCCTGAGCTTCTTGAGCTTCAAGCAAATTAGGTGCGGGGAATTTGTAGTGGCCACGTGAAACCTTGTCGCCTTTGACAAGCCACATTGGATAACCAATCTTTTCCCCTCCATCAGCACGTTTAGAATGTAGCTCATTAAAGAGTTCTTCTACCTCCGAACGAGTGATACTGTATTGGGACGCCAGAGCTGGACGAATAGTGATGAAAGCATCGATGCAGCGCTTTTGAATTTTAGTTAGGCTAGTGTAGTTCATATAGTTCCTTAGAAGGGGATTTCAGTTGATGATTGAGGTGCAGTACTCACTACTGGTGCGGGAGTAGCAACCTTTTCAAATAGATCTGCGAAAGCATTGCGAGTGATATCGTCAAATCTGTTGATACACAATTCAACGGCTTTCTTCTTATCCTTGAAGATAGAGAATGCACGAACAATGTGTACCAAACGGCGGGTTGTAATAGTCTCATCTACACCGCCATCTGCAAAAGTCCTACGAATTGCATCGGCCCACTTAACGAGAGTGTCTGCAAAATCCTCATCTTTACATGAGTAGGACTCCATTAGATTCATAACAATCTTACGTTCAATAGCAGCAGATGGATACTCCTGATTGAAGGTGATTGCAAAGCGCTCAAGGAACGCCTCATTCAATACATTGGTACCGATGTAGCGACCATCTTCTGAACCCTTACCTTTGGTGTTAGCAGTGGCGAACACAGTGAATCCTTCGGCAGGATAGACCAATTCATTCTTCAATTTGAAGTAGAATGGCTTACCTTCAAGGATAGGTTGCAGACACAGAAGAGTGTTGGCAGAGCCAGCATCGATTTCGTCTAGCAGAAGAGGAATGCCTGAGCGCATTGCGATAAGCACTGGACCTTCAACTACTTCAACGTTACCATCAACCAATGTTTTAGATCCGATGAGTTGATCTTCATCGGTCATCATGTTCAGATTGACACGAATGAGAGGGCGCTTGTTTTTGGCGCAGCATTGCTCAACGGTAGTAGACTTACCATTGCCTGTTGGTCCTGAAATATATGCAGGATAGAATTGACGAGACTTGATGATGGTATCAATGTCACGATGGTTGCCGAATGCAACGTAATTGGGGTCAACCTTTGGAATCAAAGATGAGACTTCTTCATTTTTAACCATAGGCTTAGTCATTTCAGGTTTAGGGAGTGCGGAGCCGTCGGTCGCAACAGCATATAGACCACGGCCAACTCGATTTTGCATGAGCCAATTTGGCCACTTCGTAGTATTCAAAGCAGACATGGTCGCAACGATTTGCTGACGTGAAACCTGACCTGAAACTTTGCAGTCAGGGAATGTTTCGTAAAGAGAGGAGAGAAAATTTGTATCCATAATGTAGAACTCCGTAGGTATAGGTCTATTATATCAAATAGACGAATTAATGTACACCGTTATGCAACCATTCCAATAAATTTATTTAAAACAATCCGTGAAGTCTTACGAGCATTCATGGAGCTTCCCAAGACGCGGGCGATAGACGCGGCAGACATATCTTCATTGATCTTACCCAAAGAATCATCCTGAATCTTAGACGTTGATGGCAATATGTACATCTCATCACGACCTGGAACGGTCTTAAGAATACAGAACTTGTCTTTTCGCATAGAACTTAAGATAGAATTAGATAGATCTATGTCGCTTGAACCTTTGCCTGTTGGCATATTGATTCTAACGAATGCACCGGTTGCTCGTTGAGTAGAGTCCATGATAAAGAACGCCACGCTTTTAACTTGGTGTCTATCGCGGATGATCTTCAGTAGTGCTCCAGTCTGTTCGTGCGATTCAACTCCGAGTTCATAATCTTTCTTAGTGATTGGATCGCGAAAGTATGTTTTGATGTTTACTTTTTTGTATTGACCACGATCATTGTACTCATGTGTAGGTCCATTCATAATACGAGACTTTTCGTTTCCATAAATTGCTACACCCTCACCGTCAGTCAATGTGATGAACGTAGTCTTTTCAACTCCGTTGTTAGCAATGAATTTTCCAAGATAGTCTACCATGAATAGTAGAGCCTGATTCAATGGAGTTCCCTGCAAACTGTATTTGCGAACTCTTGAGTATGGCTTACACATCATGTAGTCTACCATCTTATTGAATTCAACGTTAGACATCTTGCTAGAGAACAACTCTAGCAAGTGTACGTGACCACTGAGACCATTGTCATTGCTAGCAACAACCTTGGGTTCGAATTTACGCTTTTCATCGAAGTAACCATCAGTGAATGCAAACACTTGATACGGGATCTGAATGCGCTGACAGAACATTGCTAAGTTCATAACTTGTTCGATAGTCTCTTCCATGTAACTAGACATGGAACCAGACCAATCTAATAGGAACACCATGCCGTGCTTCTTACCATCCTGCACCGTCATGATCTGACGGAACAAGTCATCTTTAATCTTATAAGCGTATAACTTTTTGCTATCAAGTTGACCAAGTTTAGAGATCTTAGCGCGACGGTGTGCAGTAGCAGACTTACGCATTTCAAACTCTTTGACAAGGTAGTTCACCATACCAGAAGAATTAGACTTAAACTTTGCGATGCGAGATTTAGCAAGGAGAACATTATCACAAAGCGCCTCGGCAAGATCAGGCATGATCTTCTTATAGCTTACGATGATGTCTTCACGAGTCTGAGTCAATGCAGGTTCGAAGTAGCGAATGATCAACGATTCGTCGGCAAGTTGTTCTAGCTTTTCGTCAAACTTCTGTAGCGTAGTTGGCTTCAGATCTTCCATGATCTCTTGTTCAGGATCTGTAGGAGTTGGCTGTGGCTTAGAAGATTGCTGTTGAGGTTTTTCTTGCTCTTCGTCGTCTTCATCAGAATCGATGTAGTCGTCATACATTGAAGACTCATCGTCTTCATCAGCATCTTCAACTTCAACTTCTTCGCCTTGACTAGGAACGTTTGCAGCTTTGCGCTTCTCGATCTTTTCTTTAATGACATCCTTGCTATACGCAAAGATTTCTTCAGCCAGATCAACTACTTCCTTCTCGGTAGAGCACTTGTCTACTCGACGAATCAGTTCTTGTTCTTCGGCATTGAATTGCACACCACAGTTGAAGCCAACTTTGAAGTACAGGTTGATGCGGTCAATCAATAGTAACTTAGAAAGATCACGGTCTTTGACGCCAAAGAAGTCACGATCGTTTAGTTCGCGGTAGCCAGTGTTGAATGACTTACGTGAGCCAGGATAGCGTTCCTTCATCTTCTTTTCGATGCGGACGTCTTCAATCACGTTGGCGTAGTCTTTAAGATGTTTCTTTTCCTCAAAGACTACGCCATAGGTATCTGCACTAGTGTAGAGGGCGTGACCGACCTCATGCATCATGAGCATTTCTTCGATCGTGGGTGTCATTTCCTTCCATCGAGGAAGGAGCAGAGTACGACCTTTAATATCAAACGCAGCAGTCTTGATGTTGCTGCGGATGATGTTGATGTTCTCGGTAGCCAGCAGTTTTGCCAGCATGTCCTGAGATTGAGTGTTTGTTTGTGTTGCCATGAGTCTATTATATCTAATAGACGAATTAATGTACACCGTTAAACGATAGAGGAAAAGTCGTTTTTCTTCTCAAACTTGATCACTGAATGGAACTTGTCGAACAACTGGTCGCCTTTATGACTAATCACAAAGATGTTTGACTTGTCTCCGATGGCATTCATGATCGACAGAAAGTAGTCTGTACCAGAGTTGTCAAGGCTTGAATCAAAGATCTCATCAAGAACTAGAAGATTCGTATTCACCGAGTTCTTCATCTTAGCAATCTGACGCCATGTGAACAAGATCGCCAGGTCGATGCGCATTTTCTCGCCTTCCGAGAACGAATCATAGGTGAACTCATCTCGAAAGCGTGATTTGATCACCTCATTGAAGGACTCATCTAGCTCAAAGTGTACATAGAAGTCCATAGCTGTAAGGTAACCATTAATAAGCTTGTTCATAACAGGAAGGTATTCCTTAATGATAGCAGTCTTGATGCCAGTGTCCTTCAGCAATAGAGCCGATACTTCTTGAATGTTTCGCTCTGCAGACAGTTCATTCTTTTTATCGATTAGAACTATCGCGTCATCAGCAACTTGTTTGAGCTTCTGCTTCTCTACATCAATGTTTCCAGTGTCCTGTTTGGTGGCCTCAATATCTTCATTGAGTTTCTTGTTGCTTCGGCTTAGCAACTTGTTAGAAGTAATTGTAGCGTTTGACTGTACGTTTAACGCCAACAGTTCTTTGTTCAATTCATTGAGTTTCTTTTGACGATCCATTAGATTGTCGTAGGCTTCTTGAAGAACGTTGAGGTTATCCACACTATCACTATACTCCTGATTGAATCTGGAACCAATGTTTGTCTTGTGCTCATGTGGAATATCCTGAGCACATGATGGACAAGTAGTATTGTCTGCAAAGAACTGAAGTGTTTCTTCGATGTGTTCTTTCTTAGAATTTAGTTTAGAACGAAGAGCGGCAGCTTTGTCAATGTCTTCTTTAAGCTCCTTAGCATTGTCACCTGCTGCCATCATCTCATTCATCTTGTCGGATAGCACTTCCCAACGATCTTCGTTAGCTTTGATCTCAGCATCATTGTCTGCGATCTGTTTACGAATATGATCTACTTGTTCTTGCTTAGACGATACCATCGATGAAATGATTTTCTTTTGGGCAATCACTGAGTTCTTAGCGATCTCAATCTTATTCTCTATGTCACGCATCTCTTCTTTAGTCTCACTAATTCTTTCTTTAAGAATAGAATTCATAGTGGAAAAGATACCAATGTCAAGGATGTCTTCAATCACCTCACGGCGTTGCCACGCTGGTAGTTGCATGAATGGAACAAACGATGCCGAACCAAGAATGATAACCTGAGTGAATGTCTTATAGTTAAGACGTAGGATCTGTTGCTCTAGAACTTTTTGATAATCTTTCGCTGCAGCATCCTGATTGATCATAACACCATTAAGATAGATCTCAAAGATGCCGGGTTTAATTCCACGAACGATCTTATACTCGGCAGTGCCGATCTCAAACTCGATAGTAACAACGCAACCCTTACCATTGATAGAGTTTATCAATTGTGGCTTATTGATATTGCGGAATGGTTTACCAAACAGTGCAAATGTGAGGGCGTCTAACATCGTAGACTTGCCTTCGCCATTCTTACCAATCACCAAAGTGCTAGCAGATCTATTGAGAATGATAGTGTTTGCTGAGTTACCTGTTGACAGAAAGTTCTGCCATGTCAACGTTTTAAAAATCAGCATTAAACAACATCCTTATTAAGCGCTTCAGTGTATAAAGCTTTCATAAAATTCTTCACCTTATCTTTGTCTACGTCAGTTTCAACGGAGTCGATATAATCCGATAACACGCTAGAAGTGTCCTCAAGATTAATGTTCTCGTCAACTTGGCCGTCACTAAACTCTGAGAAATTCTCGATGATCTTCACTTCAAGTGGATTGCGAAGATAGACACGATTGATAAACTTATCAAACTTATAGAAGTCAGTCTTATTGATAACCACTATCTTTACGTATTTGTCTGTAACGAAACTAGTGTCAACTCCATCAGGATCTTCTTTAGTGTCATCATATTCATATCGCTCAAATAGACTATATGGATTCTGAACAAACTCTAATGTACGAGTATCAAGATCGAACAGGTGGAACCCGCGAGGATCTTTATAGTCTTGCCACGTTAGCTCATACGGGTTGCCGAGATAAAACACATGACCATCGTTAGATCGATGATGATAGTGTCCGGAAAAAACCATGTCAAACTTATTAAACGACTCTTTAGATAATCCATCATGTGATTCAACTCCTCTATACATTGCAAAACCTGAGATCTCTAGGTGACCCATACAGATCTCAGCGGTGGTATTCTTAATCTCAGTCATAGAGTCTGCGTAGTTATCGGCGCATATCCAAGGGAGAAAACAAACTGGGGTTCCAGCGACATTAACAGTTTCTGGTCTTGTAACAATGACAATGTTAGAATACTCTTTTAATGTTAGCTCAGGACTATTGACTTCGTTGGTGTTCTTAAAATAAGTGTCATGATTTCCAGCAATCATGGTGATAAGGATACCAGCCTCGAAAGCCTTATCGAAGAACATCTGTTTAGTGCGAGAAAGAGTGTTAAAGTTTACAAACTTTCGACGATCAAAAGTGTCACCAAGAATCAACATCGTAGTGATGTTTTCTTCCTTCAGCTTAGGGAAGAATACGTTCTTGTAGAAGTTCTCGTAGTAGTCGAGACACTGGATACTATCTCCACGTGCACCAAAGTGCTGATCGGTTATGATCGCTACTCTCATTTAGTTCTCAGTGATGCGGCCAATACTTCTGCATTAGCGATACGTTCACGCAATTCAGTGGTACTGAAGGCATGACTACGTGTATTGAAGTAGATCTCTATGTCAAGATCCTCACCAGTAAATGCTTTATTTTTATACTCTTCACCAAGAATACGAACATCAATGTGAATAGATCGTAGAATATTCAATAGATCGACTTCAGTAGCGTATGGAATAATAATATCAACGTGCTTGCAGCCTTCAACCTGAACGAATCGTTCGAACACAGATTGAACTGGCTTATTCTTTTCTGGACGATCGATGGTAGGATCTGTCTGTAGTCCAACGATAAGATAGTCACACTGTGACTTCGCTTCTGCTAACATCAGCACATGACCTGCGTGAAACAAATCAAATGATGAACATGTAAATCCAATTCTATCCATGTTTCTTTATCTCCAAAAACTTATCATATCCATACGCGTAATACAAGAACTCAATAAACTTATCAATTTCAGCTTCGTTGGTGTTTGGCAACTCACAATATACACTAGCAGCTAATGCAACTTTATCGAGCCAGTCGCGATCAGTCATGGGGGATTTCATCGGATGAGAAGGGGTTGTTATCTTCATTGGGCACTATCTTCGATTCATCGATAAAGTTAGCGAGAGACTGTTCAAGTTTTTCTTTCTTTTTCTTTTCTTTGTTCTTTATGAACGAATCGTCAAAGTTGGAGTTGGCTTGGATGAATGCGGTGTAAGCATTCTTAAAGTCTGCATCGTCATCGTGTCCTTGTAGATCAAAGGAATCGAAGGCCATGTCTTGTATGAGTTTACCCTTGATGTATGATTGTTTCTTTTCCTTAGCGATGCGACGAAGGAAGGCGAAGTAGATCACCTGAGTAAAGTATGAGAAGGGATTTGAGGATTTCTCTGGATCGAAAGAATGCATACAGTGAATGCAGTTTTCAATTCCATCTAAGATCATATCGTCTTTATACGAATAATTGATAAAGTTTGATTTTCTACTTAGACCGGTAGCGATCTTTAGAATACACTCTCCAAGATATTCTGGAATGCGAGGTGTTTCAGTAGAGTTCTCTCTAGACGAAAGAAGTTTTTCCCGATAATCCTTGATGTATTCAAGCATCTGGGCGTTGTTGACGTAATGAGTTGCCATTAGAATTCCATAGTGTGTTTACTCGATTATACACTATAGACGATGACATGTACAATCAAAATTAGATCGCAATTAGATTGTACAACTCTGCAAACCGATGGTATAATAAATCTATGGATTTCAGATTAATGAAGAATTCTATCCTTTGGTATATCAACTAGTTCTTCTTTGGCTGGTTGCATATTATTGTCTTCTGCATCCAGTGCTTTAATAATACGAACATAGTATTGTACCATATCAGGATCTAGTTTCTTTTTATAGATTAGGTTCTTATGGTGGAAAGCAAATATATTGTCTTCTGCAAACTGACAGAATCTAGATGTAATAGCTTGTTCTACATGTTCACCATCTCTAACGACATGTACCATCTTTACAATTATTGGATCTAGTACAACGATTCCTTCGCTGATATCGTTCAATAATGTACCAATCATCTGTTCACCAGAGATTAGTTTAAATACTACATATTCATTCAACTGGCACCTCAACAATCTTATAGACAAACTTCTCTTCAGAATACGTCTTCAGTCTTTCTGCTAAGTGACCAAGAGTATGATTCTTATAAGACTTCCAGTGTAGATCATCACTGATATCGTATAGATTACAATGAGTCTTACCTTCCTTCAGTCTTAATCCTCGACCAATAGATTGTAGATTACGAATCTTAGACTTACTTGGTGAAGCAAAGATAACGTTCTCTATCGATGGAATATTTATACCCGTAGAAAATACACCAAATGAAGCGATACAGATAGCGTCTGTTTCATTCTCCATAAGCTTACGGGCTTCTTCCCTAGCATCCGTATCAGTTCCACCGTAGATAAAGAATACTTTTCTTTTATCACCAGCTTTAGCAGCAATCATCTCGTGTAGAATCTTGCCATGCTTAGCAACCATTTGGAATAATACCAGCGTATTACCTTCGCAGTTTAGTGCAAGATTGCGGATGAATCGATTACGCTTCTCATGACCAATGATAAAGTTAATCTCATCTGGATACTGAGCTTTGTTCATGATCTTACGGGATGTCTCATCATACTTCAGTACGATACACGTGATCTTAAGATTTGCAACTCTGTTTGAATCCATCAACTCACGAGTAGAAATAACTCTATGGACTGGTCCAAAGATTCCTTCTAGAACAAGCTTGTGTACCTTTTTATCATCTAGTGTACCAGTAGTACCTATACGATATTGAACGTTAACCATCTTATCCATGACTGAAGTAAGAGACTTAGCTTTAAAGTTGTGAGCTTCATCGCCGAAGATAACATCGAACTGATTGAACCAGGCAGCGGGTTGCTTATAGATTGATTGCCATGTAGTGATCAGTACGTCTGCTTGTACATCCTTAGTGAATCCACTGTATAGTTTCTGGCAGTGTCTATCGGTCTTCCATCCATTAACAGAAGAATAATCCGCAAAGTCTGCATACAGTTGTTCAACCAATGATGTAGTTGGAACGATAACGATACACTTCTTTTTGTTCTCAAGGTGCCATCTCATCGTAGTGTAGATGATAAATGACTTGCCAGATGCGGTAGGAGATAGTAATAGAGCACGTTCATCCGTTAGTGCCTTATGGACGGCGTCTACCTGATAGTCATAGATCTCAATTGGCACACCGCGAGAACAAGGGTTTAACCACTTAGCATATTCAACGATCTCTTCACGAGTGATTGTGTTTGCTGGCAGTACTTCATTGTTGTACTTAATTTCGTATCCGTTACGTTCTGCAAAGGCGATAACGTATTTAAGAAGACCAACGTATAGCGTCTTACGATGCATATCATACATACGAATCTTCCCATCCCACTGTCCGCTTCTGTAAGCAGGCGTGAACTTATAACCCTCTACCTGAAAGGTAAAGAATTCCGATAGTTCTTGCGTGATTGAAGGATCTGAATAGATCCGTAAGTGAACGTTGTTTATCTTCTCAATTGTAATCATTATGCACCAGCAACGAATTGTTTCCAAGTGATAGCATTTCTAATTTGCCAATCACGTGATTTTAT